AACCATTCATCTTTATCTTCATAAAGCACTGTACCCGCATAAGGTCTAAACCATTCTCTTTTTTTAATTAGATTTATTTTTTCCTTTGCATTAAAATCGTTTGGGTTATACAATAAAGATCTATTACCTAATGCTCTTGGACCAAACTCTGATCTACCTTGAAATAAAGCTACAGACTTATTTTGTTTTAATAAATTAGCTACTTCATTAGGGTTTGTTTCTTTACAAAATATATTTTTATCAATAAGATTTATTTTTTCTTGAGTAATTTCATCATTATGTAAACCTAAATATAAATTGTTATATTTCTCTGGTCTTTTGTTTGTTTTTACTTGATAGATATGTTGAGCTAAACCAATAGCTGTCCCCCCATCATTAGATACAGGATCTACAAAGACATCGTATTTGTTTTTTATTATTTCGTAGTTAGTCATACAATTTTGAAAAAAACCACCAGACAAACAAATCTTATAGCCTGGAAAGTCTTTATTAATTAATTCTAAATATTTAAGTATAATATCTGTACAATCTTTTTGTATTTTAAAACACATATCATTTTCATTAAAATCAATTTCATGCACAGAATAAATTATTTGAGTAAGAAAAAATGGGTTTACATAAAAACAATTATCTTTAAATTTAAATAGATCACATATTCTTGAATTTTTTTTACCATAACTTGACCTACCCATAACTGCACCAGGTTCTTTGTATGAATAAATACTTTTAGTTAATTCAAAAATACCAGCTGGACTTATTGTAGGGTAGCTTTTAATTTTTTCATCTATAAAAGTATTATTATCTTTATTACTACAAATTTTTAAAATTGGAGAACACTCAGTGTTATCTATTTTTATAATAGATAAAATTTCTTGGCCTAATTGCTGAGTGTCTTTTTGATAACTTAAACCCCCGTTGTCTACTATTAAACAAATAGCTTTATCAAAACCTGAATTATAGAAAGAAGAAAAGGCATGAGTTTCATGATGAAAAGGAAACTCTATTAATTCTTTATACTTTATGTTACATGTATCTAAATCTTTTTTAATTAAATTTTCATAATAATTTTTTTTATTTAAATTTATATCGTAGGAAGTATATCCAATACAATCAAAGCTTTCGTTTTTTAAAATAGTTAATATTTCTTTTATAGAAGAGTCATGTTTTATTGTAGATATTCTTTCGTTCTCTATTGCTAATGAAATTTTTCCATCCTCTACAATAACAGCTGAAGCATGGTGGCTTAAATTAAGTGCCAAGATACGCATTAGGCTATAAACTCTATCCAACCATTTATCATGTATTTGTTTCCTTTGAGAGGAGGGTTTCCTCTATGTAGGTGTGTAAAATGTGCAGGGCAAAGTACAATGGTGCCAGCTCTTGGTTTTATCCTTATGCTTTGATGTAAGAATTCAGTTTCACCCCCTTCTTCAACATCATTTAAATACAACATACATAGTATTAATCTTCTAGAACTAGCAACACTTGCATTCTCACAATGCCAAACATGGTAGCCCTCACCGGGGACAGTTTTTTGTATTTTAATATCCATGTTTAATTTGTGAACATTTAAATTATTCACAATATCATATTTCTTTTTATATAATTCGTAAGCTTGATCTATATTTTTTAAAAAATTACCTACAATATTATTATTTATTTGCATTAATAATTCATCACTTTCATTTATTAACTGATACATATTATTATTTTTTTGGCTTGAGTTAATATTTTCAAACTCAGTTCTTTTATCGGTTAGATTTAGATTATGTGCTTTATCAAAATGTTTTATAATTTTGTTGCAATCTTCTTTGGTTGCAGCATTTTCAAAAATGCCGATAAATTGATCAAATCTATACTGCACTAAATTATTCTCCTTTTATCTTATCTAAATCTTCTGGTTTAGTTTGTTTATTTTGTAATTCTTTATTAAAATTCATATTCCATTCTGATACTATTTTAATTAATACGTTTCCAAAGTGTCTTAAACCTTCTGCAGTAAAAGTTAATTTTTTCCTTCTTATTATGATAAATATTTCTTTCCAAGAAAAAATCATATCACATGACCCATCTTTTTTTTGTTTAAACTGCATTTTTTCTACACCAAGTAGGTGCTCCTAAATAAAATCGATTATCTAAATTTAATTCTTTATGTGGACCATTTTTATCTACATAATGTAAGAAAAATTGAGAATGATAATCTCCTAAAAATTCTTCTCTCCAATGTTCTACATCACAGCCTGAATATATAACTGCATCTCCAGCTTCTAATTCTACTGATGTACCGTCCATAAATATAGGCCACTTTTCACCACTAGACCCTACCATGACTGTCACACTAATTTCACATGAAGGTCTGTCTGAATGTTTTTTTAAATCAGAAAACATAGTGTACATTCTAAAAAAAGAATAAGTGGGGTAAAGACTTAAATTAGTTTCTTTTTCTATTATTTTTTTCTTGTGCATCAATAAAGATTCAGTTAATGGATCAGCATAAAAGAAAGTATCTCCATTATTATTTTGTACAAAATCGAATTCCTCAGTATTATTTTTATGTTTAATTAAAAAATATTCATTATAGATTTGTACTTCTTTTTTACTTAAAAAGTTTTTTATTTTTTTGAATTTAATATCTTTTTTAAAATTTTTCATATTATATTTAAGTTAAAACTTAACCCATATCTTACACTATCAGATAAATTTCTTTTAGTGTAATGATTTAAGAAACCTGAAAACAACACAAAATTACCAGGCTCACATTTTAATTGTTCATCTATTTCTGGAAAACACAAAGTCTGATCGTGTTCATTTAACATTATAGCCCCAGACAAAAAAGATTTATCATGCTTATGTTTTATAGTGTAATGAGAAAAACCCATTTTAAAACCCCACGAACTTTTTAAGAAAAAAACATCGTTCTTATTTAAATTATGTTGTTCTATTAAATCATATATAGGCATCAATATTTTAGACATTTCCTTATCATTATTAAAATACTCATAGTTTGTCATTGGGCTTACTAGATTAGTTTTAAAACTTTCGTTGTTATCTTTTGCAATTCCTTTTTCTATTTCTTGTATAAAGTAATCAGTAGGTATATTAAGTTTGCCAGTTACAAACACACAATCTCTTTCTATTTTAGTATTTAAAATTTTATTTACTTTCATTCTTACATATAAATATATTTACTATTTGTTTCTGTAAAGAAAATTGATGTTACTGTATTTTGTAGTTCTGTATTAACACCTGGAAAATCCATACAGTAATAGTTTTCTTTTAAAAAACAATAAGCTTCTTTATTCCACGTCCCATTGTCTAATATAACAATACAGTCATTTTTTTTATTGGTATGAACTAATTTAACAATATCAACCCTTTTAATATATTTAGGGTCATTATCAACCATAACATAATCTGGTTTTTTGTTTAATTCTTTTTTCAATAAATCATCAATGTTGTCTTTATTAAATAATATTAAATCTACGTTTGATGGTTTTATCTTATTTATTTTATTAAAATATTCTATGTTATTTTCAAAGCTTATTACTTTTTTGAATTTATGTGAAAAATAAATAGTTGATTTTCCACTACCTATTTCTAAATAAGTTTTATTTATATTTTTTAGATTATTAAAATATTTTAAAAAAGGTAAAGTCAAAAGTGGGGACATTACTCAAAGAGCCCAACCTACTATTGAAAAACGAGTGCCTTTTTTAATAGGCTTTACAGTATGTGGATATAAAAAATTACTAGGCCAAATTATAAGTGAGTTGGCTTTTTTATCCATCATAATTTCTTCACTACCATCAGGGTTTCTAAAACACAACTCTCCTCCGTCATAATCATTATTTAAAATAAATATAGCACTAATTGTTCTTGGAATTTGAGCGCAGTGATCTGTGTGCCATTTATAAAATCCACCTTCATGATATTTTAAAAAAGATATGTCTATTATTCTATTCCAAGAGGCTTCAGTTTGCATATCTTTAAAATATTTATTTATAGATGTTGCTAAAGCTTTCTGTATAATCGCAGCCATATGAACATCTGTCATTTTTTCATTTAATCTACTTAAACCATAAACACCAGTGTTCCTTATTTTTTTATCTAATACATTACCTTGTATTCTAGCATTATCAAATTCTATAGTATTCATGTATCTAATCATGTTAGATAAAGTTTGCAAAGGAAATATATCTTCGTATACTTTAATGCAATCTTTTATTTGCATGTCTTTCTTTTCCAAAATTTATTTTTATATCTATTAAATAAAGTTAAGTTATAAAAAATTCTATTTTTTTTAATTTGTTTTTCTGAAGTAGGAACACATTCCATTTTCCAATTATCCCTTTTGAATGGTATTACTTGAACATATGGAGTTCCTTTTTTAATAAAAAGTTCTTGTGTAGGATACTTATCTCCATTCAACACTATTGGAAAATTAATCGGAATATTAAATTCATCTGTATCTACAATGCCTGGTAAAATTGAAAATCTATCGTCTGCATTATTTAAAGGAGAAACAAATAAACAAGAATATCCAGGAGGAGTATTTATGATCCATGGATTTAAAATTTTATGAAAAGATTGATTACTATTTTTTTCAATAAAAGGAGCCCCTTCTAATTGATGGGTAGGATGTGCTTCTGGAACACCTGTATTAAAATTTAAAGATTTCGCTACTATAAAATCAGTATGATCTTGTAGTGATGATCTTTGAAAAGAGTCTAATTCGTCATCTTTTTCTGGATTAGGGACATTGTGTTTAATAAGCATATCTTGAGGCATTTTTAAAATATAACCTATTTTTAAAGTATCTAAAAAAGGCATACACCCTTTTATTGTTCTTTTTTCTACAGAATGTTCTAATTTTTTATACCACTCTGGTATATTAACTACAGCAGGTATTGGATAATCTTCTTTTCTTTCAAAATAATCTTCGTGACAACTAAACGTTATTTTCTTTGAAAACATTCAAAATTTATATATGATTTTTAAAATATTTACAAATTTTTTAAGGTAGTTGTAAAATATTTAGAACTGTTAATGAATTATCAGATAAATGTTTTTCCAAACTTTTTTCATAAGGATAAGTAAGATCGTTTATGTTTAAATTTGTAAGTTGAGTTTTAAAATTGTTCCACTTAGTATAATCTGGATGATTTTCATTACTTATTAAAAAATTGTTTATTGAAGAAATTCTATCATCAATTACAGATTGAAACTGTTCTTGGCTTGTATGACTATCAGCATAATCTATATAATTAACTGTTTCCCCATTATAAGATATTGGATATTTTTCAGATAATTGTACTTGTGTAAAAACACTATCATCTATACTTATTGTTTTTACACCATCCAAATCTATATTTAAATTATTTAAATCAGCATCATTTGCTGCTATTGCACATAATGAACCTGCTACATTATCTAAATCTTTATTAAAAATTAAATATGCCATAATTAACTTCCTGTATTCTCATATAAAAATACTTTACCAGCAGTACCAGCACCTCCTGAGTTACCACTAGTTGGGGTACCTGTTCCTGGAGTACCACCTTGTCCAAACTGAGTGTTTCCTCCAACAAACATATTACGTTCTGGATAAGTAAGAGTCGCGCCCGGTGCATTACCTCCGCTACCGTTGGCACCTGGATTGTCTTGGGCTCCAGTACCGCCACCGCCACCATTCACTGTTCCAAATTGAGGGAATGCAATAGGTGATCCAGCTTGCCCACTAGGAGCTTGAGGTCCACCAGTTCCTGATCCACCGTTTCCTGCTGCTCCTATGTTGTACGGATAACCTGTTCCACCAGTTACTGATTTGAAGTATCCGCCAAAGCCACCAGACCCGCCAGTTCCTCCATTCCTATTTCCATATCGGCCCCCGCCACCTCCTCCTCCAGAGGCATACAAATAACCTAGTGCAAAATTGGCTCCTGGGTCTGCTGTATAAGTTCCACTTGAGGGAGCATTAAATATATGTGTAGGCACAAAACCTCCACCACCCGCTGATCCTGAAGAGGCAGCAGTAATTCTACCTTGTGCATCAACTGTTAAACTTGTTGAAGTGTAAGATCCAGCAGAAACTGTTGTGTCAGCTAATTTGTCAGCAGTAACAGCATCGTCAGCTATCATGTCTGTTTGAACTTGTACTTCACCTACGTCTCCAGCGGATGCTGCACCAATCACTCTGTTAGCAGTAGTTGTCTCTTGAATTTTTGCAAAAGTTACAGCGTGATCTGCTATTTGTGAAGTTGCAATAGTGCCTGAAATATTTGCTGCTGCAACAGTGCCTCCTAAAGTATCTAGTGAAACTTCATTTAAGTTTGTTCCATCAGAATATGCTGCGAAAATTTTGGCAGCATTAGGAGAAAATCCTGTGCCTGATGCAGTTTTGATTGTAAGGTTTGTAGGATTTGTTAATCCTGTGCAATCAAATATATAAAATTTTTCTATTGAATCTGGAATGGTACAAACTGTGCTCGCTGCAATTGATGCAGTTGCAAATTTAATAACTAAATTTCTTGCGTTTGATAAAGCACCATCTGACATCACAAGTGCTAATGTTCCACCACTTGATAAAGTTACTTGTTCAAATCCTGCTATAGCTTGTTGTACTAAGTTTAAGTTTGTGTTTGTCTTATCACCCCATGTACCAGCGTTTTCACCAGTCACCATCAATTCGAGTTTAAGATCAGTTGAATAACTTGATGTCATAAAAAATTCTCCTTAATATTTTAATATTTTACATTAACTAAGCAGCCAAATCAACCACTGTCCAGCTATTTGATACTCCTAAATCTATCTCATTCCACGAAGTAATATTAACGTTTCCAACTGATCCAGTCAATGATTGACCCGTAGGTATAACTAAAGCGTCTCCTGTTATAGGACCTTCTTCTCCTAATGACGAGGTCATTGAAAGTCCAGAAACACCTATTATTTGACCTGGAATTTCTGCATGTTGACCAAGTGTCATGGTCGCTGAAATACCTGTTACAGATTCTGTGGTCGTTTGGACAAGCGATATATTTCCTATACTCATTGAAGCTTGTATACCAGTAACATCAACTGGAGTTTTCAAACCACCTACAGCATTTCCTGCAGTCGAAGTCAATTGACCTGCACTTGTGACTGTTACGTTTGCGTCTGCATCGAAACTTAATGAACCTATTGTAAAGTCTAATTGATCCTCAGCTGCAAAAACAACAATACCAAAATCTCCTACTAAAGAAATTAAACCTTGTGTAGAAGTTAAAGATTGCCCTGTCACTCCAACTGTTACATCAGTAGTTGCAGTTTCATTACCAATTGAAGATGAAAG